CCTGGAGAAGAAGAAGAAGAGTCAGACACTGACGAAGACGAAGACGAACGCTGGGAAAACTAATGTGGTACAATCGGGTAGTTGCTAATCTAGGAGACCTTCCTAACTTTATTGCTCACTACGAGCATGAGTTAGATCTTGCCAAAAAAGATTGCAAAATAGGCGGCGTGGTTGAACACAGAATTAAAGAGTTACCCGGTATCACTGAGCAGAGATTCAACCAGCTTCAAGAAATTGAAGCTGTGTTGAACTTTCTCAACATACAACTGCGCAAGATTCGTCGCAAGCACTTTCAGAAGTATCTTGAAGGATATGCCCGTGCACTCACTAGCAGAGATGCAGAAAAGTACGTGGATGGCGAAGACGAAGTTATTGACTTTGAAACTCTCATCAACGAAGTTGCACTGTTGCGTAACAAATGGCTAGGCATCCTAAAAGGACTGGACAGCAAACAGTGGATGGCTGGACACATTATTAGACTCCGAACAGCAGGGATGGAAGATCTAACTCTTTAAGATGGAACAAATATGAAAATTGTACTCTGTACTGGAGGATATGACCCTGTTCATTCTGGTCATCTGGCCTACTTCAAATCAGCTCGTGCCTTAGGCGATAGACTTATTGTGGGACTCAATTCTGATGCGTGGCTGACTCGTAAAAAAGGTCGGCCATTTATGCCGTTGCATGAACGTCTGGCTTTGGTGGGCAATCTCAACATGGTGGATGAAGTTGTGGTCTATAACGACGATGACGGCTCTAGTTCGGATGCTATCCGTGTAGTACGTAGCAGGCATCCTGATGCTGATATTGTGTTTGCCAACGGCGGCGACCGGACTGCAGTTAACATTCCAGAAATGGACATCGTGGATAATAACTTAGAGTTTGCCTTTGGTGTAGGTGGCGAAGACAAACGAAATTCTAGTTCATGGATTCTACAAGAATGGAAAGCACCCAAAACTCCACGACAGTGGGGTTACTACCGTGTGCTGCACGAAGTTGCTGGTATGAAAGTAAAAGAACTCACAGTTAATCCCGGCTGCAGTTTAAGTATGCAACGGCATCAGCATCGTGCTGAGTACTGGATTGTCAGCGAAGGCCAGTGTATTGTTAACTCCGTTATGCCCACTGGTTATGCATTACCTCCTGCACACTTAATGCCGCATCAAGAATTTAGAATACCCAAGACTGAATGGCATCAGCTAACTAATCCGTTTGATGCTCCTTGTAAAATTGTTGAAATACAATACGGAGAGCAGTGCGAAGAAGAGGACATCGAAAGACAATGATACCAGTTTTTATAGGCTACGACCCAAGAGAAGCCATTGCATTTCATGCCTGTGCTAACTCAATAATTAGACAGGCAAGCCAGCCTGTGCAGATTATTCCTGTGGCTTTGAACCTGTTCAAAGACTACACTGAAACACATACTGACGGTAGTAATCATTTTATATACACTCGATTCCTTGTGCCTTACATGATGCAGTGGAGTGGGCATGCAATATTCATCGACGGAGACATGATACTGCGTGATGACATTTCCAAGCTCTGGGACATGCGTGATCTTACTAAAGATGTTCAGGTGGTCAAACATGACTACAAGACCAAGATGCCAATCAAGTATCTGGGCAGCAAAAACGAGGACTACCCACGCAAGAACTGGTCAAGTGTTATCTTATGGAACTGCAACAGTTTTCCTAATCGTATTTTGACCCCTGAACATGTTATGAAAGCAACAGGTGCTGAACTGCATCGCTTTTCATGGTGCGACGACAATCGCATTGGTGAATTACCAATTGAATGGAACTGGTTGCCGGACGAGTATGGCGAAAATCCTGACGCAAAACTGCTGCATTACACTCTGGGTGCACCGTGCTTTGATGAGTTCGCCGATACACCACAAGCTGCAGAATGGCACCACGAGCGTATGCTTACTAACTATTGCCTACAACACAAATGACCAACCAATCTGAAGAACTAGAACCCGCACCGCTGCCTAGACATCGGTTTGACATGATACCGCCTGCAATGACTCGATTGTTTGACGACATTATAAACTACAGAGTAGACCCTGTGGGCAACTACTATAATGTACAACTGTCTGATCTTGTTGCACAGATAACTGCACTTGATAATCAAGCAGTTGTGGCTATAGACAGTAAGGACGGTTATAATTATGCTGCTAAAGGACATATGTACGATCCTACATTACAAGGCTTTATACTAGGTGCTGGAGGCAGGATCAGTACCTGGGACAAAGAAGAAAACAACATGACACCAGTGGTACTGCGTGGGATTACCAAACGCAAACAAATGGCAGCATGCCAGGCTGCTGGACGAGATTTTTACTACATTGACACAGGGTACTTTGGCAACGGCAAAAAGAAAACATACCACAGAATCACACTGAACAATGTGCAAAACTTTGGACCTATTATCGATCGCCCTGGTGATCGTGTACCACCAGGAGTAGGTGCTTCTAAGTTCCGCAAACAAGGCAGCAAGATACTGATAGCACCGCCAAGCCAGAAACTGTTGAACCTGTATGATATCAACCTTGAGCAATGGTTGATTGACACAAAAGCTGAAATTAAAAAACACACTGACCGAGAAATAGTAGTTAGACTCAAGCAAAGTCGAAGTGTGCGTCAAAACTCAGATACTATACAAATGGCTCTGGACAACGACGTCTACTGCCTAGTGACTTTTTCTAGTATTGCTGCAGTAGAATCATTGTTGCACGGCAAACCAGCAATTACACTAGGACCCAATGCTGCTGCTGCACTATGCAGCCACCATGTTAGAGACATTGAAAATATAAAAATTCCCACAGTGAGCGAAGTTAATGCACTGATCAGACATCTGAGCTACTGTCAATTTACTGAGGCCGAAATGCGTGACGGCACTGCTTGGCAGATTCTAAATGGCAATTGATTGTGTTGTTTATGTCAGCAGTGTGCTGAATCCTCGTAAGCATGTTCGAAAGATTCAGTGCTTGGAGTCATTTGCCCAAGGGGTTAATACACAAGGTGCAAGAGTTATTACTGAATGGGACTACAAATACACGCCTAGTCGATTAGCAGTAATACTGGGCTGGGCTAGTACCAACACTGGTGGACAAAACATCACGCTGAGAAAACAGATTATTGCTGAACAACAACGGCGTGGTGGCAAAACTATGTGCATTGATGCCAGCTGTTGGAAGTATCTTGACGATTCAGGCACATACTTACGATACAGTTTAGGCGGTCCGTTTTATGATCGTGCAGAATACGCAAATAACAACAGCAAGCCCAACAAGTGGGCAGAGATCAGCAGCAGACTCAATATTCAACTACACGCACCTCAACACAACGATACCGGTCATATACTAATATGTGTACAACGAGATGGCGGCTTTTCTATGAAAACGTTGGATCCGCAGTCGTGGCTACAACAAAAAATAAAACAAATACGTGCAGTAACTGACCGTCCTATTCGTATTAGACCGCATCCGGGCAAGTATCAGATGGCTGATTTTTCGCACTACTCTAACATGCCCGGAGTAACAGTAGTTGACCCTGGTTCAAGAACGCTGATTAATGATCTGCAAGGTGCACACTCTGCAGTATTCTTCAACAGCTCGTCTAGTGTAGCTGCTGCTTGTGAAGGCATACCTATCTTTGTGGACGATGCAAGTTGTGTGGCCTGGGCAGTGGCCAACAAAACTATCTCACAGATAGAAACACCTGCTGTGTTTGACAGACAGCAATGGATGTATGACCTTGCTGCAGCACACTGGAGTGACGCAGATGCACAGCAAGGCTTAATCTATCAAAAATTTATGCCTTATTTTGGCTGACCACAACAATATCGTAGTTGTGACCTTTTACTTGCGGCCACTTGTTGCTGGCATCAACCACAGTGATCTGTTCTGACACAATCTTGACTTTCATAAAGTTAACAATCTTGTCTCTCCACCATTCTGGACTTTCCACAATCAAGTGAGCATTGCGCCCGTCTGGCAAATGTTTTTTGGCAGGATAACAAGCAATTCTAAAAAACCCACAGCGTCCCACCAGATTATGTATTGCTGCAAGCGTTGATTCTATATGATCTGGCTCCACATGCTCCAGAGCGTCAGTGCTAATCACTGCATCAAATGCTCGATTGGGGAATTTGCTAAATGAAAAATTACCAGGATCGTAACCTGCAACTGCTATGCCAGGATGATTGAGTTGAATAAGATTAATCAATGCACCGTGCCCGCAACCAAAATCTAATACGTCAGTAGGTTGATACTGATCAATAAATGGATTAACAAGTTTGTATGCTTTTGCACCGTTGTTGAACTTGCCAGCTTTGTGCAACTGTTCCAGTTGCACCTGATACTCTTTGTTGATCATTTCCATCCCATAATCCAATCGTCTTTGACTTGGTCCAGTTTAACCATACCCCAGGACTGTAACAGATCAATAGCAGCAAACTGACCGTACTGATTGCTGTAAGCATCGTGTGGTTTTTGTTCTACCACAACCACAGGGCAACAACGACGTATAGTTTGTTCGGCACCTTGCAGTACACGATATTCGTAGCCTTCGCAATCCATCTTGATATAGTCCACTTGTTCCAGTGCTATGTCGTCTAATCGTTTGACTGCTACATTGCCTGCGCCTACACTAGCAGGGTCAATGTGCGTGTGCCCAGTATTGCCCTCTGTGATAATCATGTTAGCTGTGGTGTTTTCATTGCCTAGTGCAAAATCCAGCACTGTTAAATTGCCAGCAGGTACATTGCGAGTTAAACAGTCGCGGAACATGTCCACAGGTTCAACTGCCAGCACAGATGCAAATTGCTCACACAGGCTACGACTCCATAAGCCCACATTGGCACCTACATCGATTGCTACTTGTTTGTTCTTTACATAAGTTAGGCTTTGATTTCTAACTTGATACTGATACTCAGCTGGACCGCCTTTGTCTATGCTTTTTTTCAGCATCTTAGGAAAATGTGATTCAGTGTCGGGGAACCACCACCCCATAAATTCACGCATTTGTTAACTCCTCAGTTTCTTTAAGTATTTGATCAGCTGCACCGCTGGCCAGCTCGTCGATGTGAAATTGTCCGTAAGCAAGATGACTAGCCCATGCATACACTTGATCCCGACTTGGGAACCAAGGATTGTCAATCTGCGCAAGATCAGTATTACTCACAGGCATAGCTGCATTGCATGGTGCAAGTGCAAACACAGGAACTCCGGTCAGTATACTTTCTGTAGCTGCTACGCTGTTGAATGTAACTACTGCATGCACATTGTCTTTGATCCTGTCTCCGAATGTGTTGTGAGCACGAAATCTAGGATCCGGATTACGATCTCTGACGTACACTGGACGATCTGTGTATTTTTTTATAGTAGCAACAGTTTGTTCAATCCATGCTGCTAGTTCTACATCATAAAACGCACAAGGCTTAGCATCTGGTGCTGCAACAATGATTGCATTACCGTGTCTACGCGGCAACACAGGGATGTTAAATTTCTCCCAACGATCACCGGGACGAGGTACAACTGTGCTGTGCTGTAAATTGTTGTCTACAATTCGGTGCCAGTGCTTCCAGCCATTGGGATTGTCGTTGCTAGGCTTGTTGCCAAAGTAACCAGAGTCCATGTATCTAAAACGGCGACCGTCTGCCCAGCACTGTTTGATCAGTTTGTGTTTCATAATTCCACGCAACACCAGCGGATTTGTATCTTGTGCATAGTCCCAGTTTTCTAACACAGTGTGAGTAGATCCAGACCCGTGAGCAAACATATTGACGTACTCATCAATACCTTTTTTGCTTAGATACGTCCATGTCATTGCCAGTATGCTTCTTTTCTTTTGGACACAAGATCGTTAGCACTGCTACGACCTTTATTTTTTCGATCTCCTTTGAGGTGATCAATGTACGCACCCCATTCACTGTTGATTATAGGATGACCTTCGCCGTTGATCAGACCGGGACTCCAGTCTAGCTCTTGCATGGGCAATTTGTGACGCACTGCATCAAACACAAAACTATCGTGCCATTCTGTCAGTGTAAAGATTCCTGCGTCAGCTTCGTCGTACATGCGCTGAAACTCTGTCAGGAACTGTTGAGTAACTAGTGAAGTCAAGTGCATGCCGTAAAGCCCGCATTCAGTAAACTTGTTAGATCTTCCAGCAAAGCACAAGTCTACTGTGACAGGAAAAAATGCATCTAACTGGGTTAATCCAATAGGACTGTGGCATACCATGTCAGCATCCATCCATACTAGCCATTCGGTTTTGCAAATTTTTGCTGCATGGAATATAGCGTACACTTTGTGTGCAAAGCGTACAGCATTCCATTTAAACGCCTTGCCGCTGTCACGGCGTAAGCTGCGCACAGGATCCTTGCTGATGTCGCCATTGGCTTTGGGAACTTTGCTCCACTGACGTTTGAACTCCACCAATGATGCACTAGCAGCAGCAAGGTCCAGAACTTGCAAATTTGGTGCAGATTGGGAAACGTGTATGTCTTCTGCATAGACTAAAAGCTGTACATCTTTGGGCCAAGCAGTTAAAAATGTGTCTATCATTCGTGTGCCGTATTGATTATAACCATCAGCGTTAAACGTGGTAACTACAGTGTATTTCATATGTGATACTTATGATTAAAAACATAGCCTATTATCCTTCTCAGGTGGCGCTTAACGGCAGCCCTGTAATAAACTCAGTACTTGACACGCTGCAGTCTGCTGGCGTTTGTACACAAAAAAATTCCATGACTTCTGATGCTGCAGTAATATGGTCAGTGTTATGGAACGGTCGCATGCAAGCCAATCAGCAGGTGTATCAACACTATCGTGCCCAGAACAAACCAGTGATTGTGATTGAAACAGGAGCACTGTACCGTGGTAACACTTGGAAAATCTCAGTTAATCATGTCAATGCAACAGGGTACTACGGGCACTTAGACAATCTGGACCCAGATAGACCTCGCAGACTGGGCATAAGTCTGGCAACAAATTTTAGCAATAACCCTGCTGTGCTAGTAACAGGACAGCACAATCGAAGTGAACAGCTAGCAGGAGTAAGCCAGGAATCCTGGATGTCACAAATGATCAATGAGATTAGATCAGTATCGGACCGCCCTGTGCACGTAAGACAGCATCCACGTTGCAGTCTAGATTGGACGCAATTGCCGTCAGGCATTCATATCGAAAAGCCGCACAAGCTCAACAGCACATACGACAGTTTTGATATACATTTTGATTACCACGCAGTGGTCAACTACAACTCAGGACCCGGAATACAAGCGGCCATTGCTGGTGCTAGACCTATTGTACATTCTACTAGCCTGGCACATCCTGTTGCAGTGAGTGCTGCAAACATAGACCAACCTTATACTGTGGATCGACATCAATGGCTGACTGAAATTTGCCACACAGAATACACTCTAGACGAACTAAAACAACAAACATGGCTAAAAAGAATCATACCCGCGTTGACGGCATAATTGACTGCGCCTGTGTAATTCACAGTTCAGGTTACAGCTGGGACTATGTGGACCGATTGTACAATATGTTGAATCGACATC